TCTTCCACTCCTTGAAGGAACTAAATGAACTGAAGATCTATCCTCGTCGTATTTAATAGCGTTTTCTAAATTTTGTTCGTATAAAGGTTGTATTAAAGAAAGTTTTTGAGCGTTCTTTTTTAAACATAAATAATAAGCAAGTCCTGAAACTAAACAAGGTAAAAACCTGCTAGGTACGTCTAAATCATTTACAGAGGCAGTTGCGTCTTGTATTCTTCTCCAAGAATAGTAAACGAGTTTGTCCGTTGAGTTCTCTGGTGTTGGATAAAGATGAACAACTGGGGTTATTAGTCTTTCTAACCAAAACTGTGTTGGTCGACCTGTTGTAGATTTTACTGGGATATTTATATATTCATTACGGTCAATCCTACTTAAAGAAAAATCCGTAGTAGTTCCGTTTACTGAACGCTCTATATATGCGTCTAATATATCTATATCAAACTGGTTTAGAGTATATATTTCGTCGCCTTTAGTAAGTGTTTGCTCTACTTTGGTAACTTCCCACATCTGTATACCTCTATTCGACCAGTCTGCGAATAAAAGGTTTAAAGAACGTCTTGCAGTAATAGCGTCATATGACGTGCGGGCTTCTAAACCCGCAAGTTCATATGCGTCCTCTATTGCGGTCGCTACATCTAAACTAAATGTACGAGTGCCTGATGTTGCCATATTAGTTGTAATACGCTATAAAAAAGTCGCAATTAGCTAATACAACATAAGCTCCTGTATCAAATTTAACTCCGTCGTTAGGCAGGTAATGGTCAAAATACTCATTAGCTGCTGAACCAAATTTAAATTCAATCAAAAGTTTTGTACCGCTAGCACTTGTTCCATCGTAGATTTTTATTGAGGCGTCTGCATCACTTGACTGAGCTTGAACAGATTGTATTCTTATTGGTCCTAGATTAGTTGCAGTCCCTGCTCCTGTCCCAATAAAACCTTGTAACTGTCCTGTAGCTGTTAGTGCTTTGGAGCCTTTTACATCTGATGATGCCATTCTATTCTCCTAAATTACTATTAAGCGTCAGCGAATGGTGTTACTAAAGTTCCTGAACCTAGTGTAATACCTTC